TTCCTCAGCCGATGGCCCACCGAACAGATCCTTGAAAAACCCGCCGATCTTCTTGAGCCCCTCGAAGGCGATCCCGGCTAAGCTCGCCATCCCCTGGGACATCAACCCGGCGATGAATCCGCCCGGGCCGAAAGCGCCCTCCATAATGCCGCGCGTGACGTTCCCAAAATCGAAGAATTGATCTTTCAGGCCGACCAGGTGCTCGCCGATACTCGAGAAGATGCCGGGGGTCTTGAGCGCTTCGAGGTTCGAGGCGCTCATATTCTGCGTGAGCGTCGGGAGCGTGTTCGTGCTCAGATCCCCGAGCGCCAGCGCATACGACGTCGTAATCGGTCCACCCGATCCCATCTGTTCGGCCGTCGCGAGAATCGCGCCAGAGACAAGCTCGGCTTCGCGCTTGAGACCGTCGGCCGCGGTCGTGAGGTCGCGCCAGAATGTCTCAAGCTCACGCGCCGCTTCCGCCGCTTCTTTCTGTTCTTTCTTGAGCCGCTTGGTTTTCTCGGCCGCCGTCTCGACGGCCGGTGCCATTTCTCGGGCGCGGCCCGTGACTGCCTCAACCGCAGGGGCGAGCGACCCATGGCCAAACGCCGCGGCGCCTTCCATGGCCTTTCCGACCGACGTCAGGAATTCCCTTGACGATTCGAGCGTGTCGTTCGCGCCGTCGAATGTCTCGCCCATGGCGCGCGCGTCAGTCGACAACCCGCGCACCTTCTCGGCCGCACCCGCGAACTTGTCACCGACAATCGGCAGGCTGGCCGCAAGCTCGAGCTGAGCCGCGACCGTGTCGAACAGGAACGCCGTCACCTTTTCGAGCGCCGCCGCAAAGCTCAGCACCACCTGGGTGACACTGATAGCGCCCTGCGCGAACGGGATAAGCGCCATGGCCGCAGCTTCGATCGCCCCGACGACGCGCTGGATCGTCTGTTCGCGATTCTCGCCAAGCGCATTCGTCATCGCCAGACCGATCGCGTCAAGCGCCGCATTCAGAGCAGGAGACCTCGCGATGGCCACGCTCAGCCAGTCAACAAAGTTGGCAAACGCCACGGTGACCTGGCTGATGCGGTCGCCGAACGTCAGCGTAATTCCGCCAAGCTCGCGCACCTTCGCGTCGGCCGCGTCCATGGCGGCGTTGTAAAACGCCTGCTTCTTGTCAGCCTCAGACAACTGAGCGACCGTGAGCCCAAGCGCTTCCGCGTACGCCTTGTTCGCCTCGCCAACCTTCACCGTCAGCCCAAGGTTGTCGAGGATGAGCGGCGACGAACGGCCAAGCGCCACGATCAAGTCGTCCAGCGACTTGCCCGCTTCCTGACCCATCGCCTTCCCCAAAACCGTCGCCGTCGTGGCGAGCTTCGCCATTGACGTCTCGGTAATGGGCAGGCCCAATAGCAAGCCCTTATTCGCCGCCTGCATCGTGTCGAGGTCTTTGATAAGGCCCTTGGTCGCCTCATTCGTCATCCGGACCATCTCGGACCCGGACGCCCCGACCGCCGACGTTAAGCTGTCAAAGCTACTCGCAACCGCCGAGAGACCAGACCCGCGGGTTCCGAGCGCGACCACGCCAGCCGCGAGCCCCGTGATGGCCGCACCAGCCGCCGCAGCCACAACACCGATTGACCGGAGCGCCGTCCGGTTGGTCTTGACAAACTCACCGATGACACCGCCGCTGCGACGCATGTCGGCAGAGAACTGCCCGAAGTTGCTTTCGAGCAACACACGCAGGCGGCCAATGACACCTGATGGCATTTACTTGACCTTACGGATCTTGGCTTTGGCCTGACTCGGGAACGCCAGGTGGATCGCCTCGACGAGCGGGGCCAAGACGTCCTGCAGGCCGGCCGACGTCATGATGTCGCCCGCCTGCTCAAGTGTGAGGTCTGGGTGCTGATGCCGCAGCGCCGCCCAGACGAACAGCCGGACCGTGCGCATCTGACCCGATTGCAACTCGCGGGCTGCCGCCTCGAATGGCTTCCCGGTCTCGGTTTCAATCTCGCAAATCGCATTGACTGTCAGCCTGAAGATGTAGCGCTTTCCGTCGACATCAATCGAGACCTCGCCGCGTTCCTTATTGGCCACCTTAGGACTCCTTCCGTGGGATACGCCACGCCTCTGCGAGCACCGTAAGCGCCGCCTTTTGCTGGGCCAGCGTTTGCGGGGGCTCATGGGCCTGGAGATAGGTCCGCAGCGATTCGAGCCGTTTTTTTGTCGCCGCTCTCAGATGCACATACTCCACAAACCACGCGTGCGTGATGACCGTGTCCAGCTCGGCCCGCGTGCGCATCGCATGCGCGTCAAACTCTGCCATCAGCTCGGCCGGGGTCGAATCCCAGAACGACGCGGCGGGCATTCCGATCGCCCGCGCACGTCGGTAGAGATCCTGCCAGTCCCACGTCACTAGGCAATCGCAGTGGGCTCGCCGCTCAAGGTCAGCTCAACAGTCGCCTGCACCACCGCGTCGAGCGCGACATCCGACAGCGCAAACGACGTCACAAACGCCGGGAACGGGCCCCACACGTTTGTGCTCGTATCGCTCAACGTGATCTGCCAGTTGCGAATAGCACCCGAGCGCGCGAGCGCGATGAGTCCGCTACCCGTGTTCATATGCGTCGCGTTGTCCGGTTCGTACTGAATCACCATCGACACGGGGCCGCTATCCTGTGTCCCGGCGATGCGCTCGCGGTGCGCATTCGTCGACGTGAGATGCGTATTGTCAATCGCGACACGCGTCAGCGGGGGCGGGGTAATCGACACCACGAACGCGACCGCCGTAAAGACTTCCGGCGAGGCCGCATCCCCGAGGTCAAGCGTGGTACCGTAGCCGTGGAAACCTGCCATGATTCAACTCCCTTATGGTGTGGCGTATTGCACGGCGTAGTCCCGCCGCTCTCGTACTAGCATCAGTTCGTCAGACTCGTATGATGCCGACCGGTCCAATAGGAAAATACCGCGCACCGTCAGCGCAGGCGACGACCCCAGCGTCGAGACCGTCGTCGCCGAGAGCGCAGCATGGATAGCCGTGCCGATCGCCGTCACGTCGCTATACGGGTTCGCGCTACCCTCAACCTTGACGTAGCTATCAATCTGGACCCGCGTCCGAAACAACCCCGACGGTTGCAACAGATGACTTTCTTCTTGCTCGTCGATGCACTGGATCCGCACGAGGGGGAACGTGCCGCCTTGCGGTGCCACGAGCTGATAGACACGCGTCGAGACCAACGCGGTCACCCCGGCGTCGAGCACCAGATACGCGCGGAGCTCGCCCTCGATGGTCATAGCTGTTTCTTGATCAACGCCCAGAATTCGGCGCCGATATCCTCGATCACCTGGGCGGCATGCTGGTCAGCCGCCGGACGCATGAACGGCTGCGCACTGTGGTGCGCGGTGCCAAACTCCTGAAACATGCCGTAGAAGAAATCACGGGTGGGCCCCATCCGGACCGCGATATCGCCGCCCTTCGCCCGGTGCGCTTGCCACCGGATGTTGTCCGCCATATGCGGCGCCTCATCCGACCGGGGGGCCAGCCGAGCCGCGGTCTCCCGCATCGGCTCGCCAGCGGTCCGCATGGCCGCGCGGACCTTGCGCGTCGTAAAGACCTTCGGGAGCGACGTCAACGTGCGGGCGATTTCCGGCCCGCCTTCAATACGCGCCTTAATCATGCCGTGCTCGCCAATGTCAGCATCTCGATTCCCTCACGCCGGCCAATCACCGAGGCCGACACGATGTCGTAGTTCCGCAACTTGTAGACGATACGCAGCGTCTTCGGCACGTCGACCTCGTCGGGGTCCAGGTCAGACCGGTAGCCGGTCTCCCACCGCGTATCAAACCGCGTCGAGAGCTGGTCCGCCTGAAACCGTTCCGCCCCAGACAGGTCGGTCCGGGATGCGTAGACCTTCGCCAGCTCCGACCACGTGTAGTCAGGGAATCCTGACGTCCCAATGGTCTCGGTCCGCTGCTCAATCGTGATGTAGCGGTCCAGCTCGCCGCGCTCAAGCGGGTAGGTGCGTCTAGCCATAGACCTTGTAGTCGTGCCAGAGGTTCCGACTCGCGACCATGGCGGGCGACGACGTGATACCCACCCCGATAATCGAGTCTGACCGCTGTTTGTACAGCTCGGCCGCCCGCATCGCGATCCCCTCGCGGATGGCTTCGGGGATATTTTCGACCTCTGGGCTCACATCCGTGTCGATATAGCCGGCCCGAAACGTCACGGTGACCGCGTCCCGCTGCACCCGCGTCGCCGGCCAGGTCACGTTGTACGCCCGGTCAATCCACGAGCGCCCCGCATTCGGCCCGCGCAGACGGCGCACGTCGTACTCCGAGGTCGCCAGCGTTTGCGCGTCCCCGTTTTCGTCGGTGTAGGCAATCGACGTCACCGAGACCAGCGGCGGATACGGCAGGGTGATTTGCCCCGACGCCGGAAACCCGCTCAGGACCAGAAGCCATGTCTGGTCCAGGATCGCCCGCCCCATGAAGTGCTCTGCTTGGGCCGTGGCTGAATCGAGCGCGCGTTGAATCTTGGGATCCTCATTACTGTCATTGACGGCGCGGAGATGGAGGTCCCGCATGTACGCCAGGTTGACCACGTCGCCCGACGGCGGAGAAGAGAGGTCGGTATACCAACTCACGCCGCGATCCCAGCTCATACTGTGACCTCGATGCGCTGCCGCGTTTCGGACCACGCCGTCCCATTGCTCAGCTCGTCGGGCGTCCATTGGCAGTACGCAATCCAATGCGCCCATGCCTGACGCGGTGGTTCGTCAGCGGACCACAACGCGTCGAGATCGTGGGCGGTCACGTCATACGCCATCGACATCGGCGAGACCGTCATCGTCGGCACACCGGCCAAGACCGATTCAACGGCAGTGTTGCTCGAATACGTCACGACGTACCCCACATCTCTCAGTGACGTCGCAAGCTCGCCACGGTCGACCATCACGCCGGGAATCGGCGAATACTGTGGCGCTCGTGGACTCGGGTGTGGCCGGTAGCGCACGCCGCGGCCAGCTGGCACAGCCGCGGCCACGCGTTGGCACCAGCCCATCACATCGGCACCTTCCAGCGAATTGTCACGGGGCACCTGACCCACGACTAACACGTCGCCGTCACTCGGGCCGCGCCACGGTTGCATCAGCCCCGCATGGTCCCGATACCATCGATCGGGCGGGCACGGCGTCGGCGCCCACGTCGCGCGACCATTCAGACCATCCCACCCCAGCGACGTCCAATGCAGGCGATCGCCGACGAATCCGCGCTCCATGACCAGGACAGGAGTTCCGCGGCGCTCATACGCGCCCCGGAGGGCACGCTGATTCACGCCCCAGACAACGGCAGCATCGCAATTCTGCGGCGACTCGCCCATCGTGACCGTCACGTGATCGCCGGCCGCGTCAATGCCGGACGCGAACAGCGACATCAACACCCCGACCGGGCGATCCACCCGACTATGGACCGCGACGTTCACGACGCCCGCCAGACATAGACGTATGTTTTGAGCGGTGTCTCGTAGTCCACCTGCGAGACCCCGCCGCACATCGATTCCCAGAGTACCGAGCGCCACCACACCGCATCCCGTTGCGTCAGGTGAAGCTCGTCACCGAGCTTGTGGCTCGGGTAATTCGCGATCTTGAAGATCACCCGACGGCAGTAGCCAGACATCGCCCGTAGCGCATCGTGAATGTGTTGTTCGGGAAGGTGCTCCATCACGTCGGCACAGATGCCCACGTCGTAGACCTTGCCGGGGTGGAAATCCCACAGCGTCGACTGATGCACATACGGGCGGAGCGCCGGGTCTTCCAGGCAGACATCCGGAACCAGGTCCACGCCTTCCGCGTCGATGCCTGACGACCGCCAGACCCCGATGAGCCGGCCTAACCCACAACCAATATCGATCGCAGACTCAAACTCTTTCGGAAAGAGGTCTCGACGGGTATTCCACAAGTCGAGACTGTGGCATTTACGCCGATACGATGGGTGTTTCCACACCCGGGCGTACTTCTCGGTTTCGTTGGCGATCGTGGTCATAGCGTGACCGCCAGCGGTGCGCGCGGAAAGCACGTCAGCGCCGTCTCTCGGCTACAGTTCACCACCTCAACCCCCCTGTCCCGGAGCGGCTCGACAAGACTGGGGAAGTGTTCCCTGAACAGCTCGACGTTCGGCCGGATGCGGTTCGGGTGCTCGCCAAACCAGTGGTGCTTCTGTTTAATTTGCATGTCGTACCCGAGTAACACGATCCGACTGGCGCCCAGGTGATAGGCGAGATTGATCGCCTGGTAGCCGCCGTTATTCCCCGTGCGGAGACCTTCCGGATCCGTCTCGAGCCCGGACGCCCCGCGGTTCGCGAGACACGCAACGCCCCACTTTTGCGCGCCCGTCGACAACGTGTAGCGGCCGCCGGTGAAGCTGGGCACGCCCTGGTGCCAGTCCCACCATTTGGCATCAGCCCCGTAGAGTACGTCGGCCCAGGGGGCCAGACGGTAGGCGTCATTGATGGCGATGACTCGCGCACGACCCCGGCAGTAGTCGACATCATCCGCCGTCAGACTCGGTCCGCCCCCCAGACACACGATCGTGCTGAGCGGCCACCGTCGGGGCACCTGTGGATGCTGCCCGCGCTTTCTTGCGTCGCCCGGGTCGGGCCACGGCTCG